GCCGCCGCCGGCAGGGCCGCTGAAGTCGCCTTCTCTGGCCGCGTCAAGGTGCTGGCTGGAGCCGCGGTCGCAGCTGGTGCCAAGGTGATGTCGGACGCCACCGGGCGCGCGGTCACCGCCACCGATGATTCCCAGGTGCTGGGCACCGCGGTGATCGCTGGCGCAGCCGCCGGCGACGTGATGGAGGTGCTGCTCAGCCTCGGCGGGCAGGCCCTTCTGACGGCAGAGCCCCTGCGCGTTCCTGCCAACATCGAGACGGCAGCGTTCACCGCGGCTGTCAACGCGACGTGGGAGAACTATGATCTCATCGCCGCGCTCAACGCGGTGCTGGCGACCAACATCGTCACCAGCCGGTCGGTCCACCTGCGCGGCGTGTTGGAGTTCATCAACGCAGAGGCGGTGGCTCACCAAGCGAAGTTCGCCGATGGTGATACCCCGGACAACGACGACACCACCAACGTCTTCACGTTGGCGGCGGCGGCAGGCTCCGAATTCCTGAACATCGACCTGATCACCGATGCCAGCGGCCAGATCAAGATCGAGGTGGATGACATCACCAAGGTCACGATCAAGTTCCATCTCAAGAGCTACAGCTACGTCCAGAACACCGCGACCTTGTAGGCCACTGAGCAACGAAAAAAACGTCAAACGACATCAGATAGCCAGGAGAAAAAGATCATGAGCCCCGTCCAGCACCAGACCCCCATCACCCGTGAGTCCGCTCAGGAGAAGGCCGTTCCTGCCAACATCGAGACGGCAGCGTTCACCGCGGCTGTCAACGCGACGTGGGAGGACTACGACCTGGTGGCAGCGATCAACACCGCGCTCACCACCGCGGTCAAGGACATCATCGACGTGACCCGCCGCGTCCGACTGGACGGCGTGCTGGAGTTCATCAACGCCGAGGCCGTCGCGCATGAGGCCAAGTGGGCCGACGCTGCCACGCCCGACAACGACGACACGGTCAACGTCTTCACGATGGCCGCCGCCGCCNNNTCNGAGTACCTGAACACCGCGATCATCTGCGCGCCCACCACCGGGTACTGCAAGATCGAGGTCGACGACGTGACCAAGGTGACCCTCAAGTTCCATTTGAAGTCCTACCGCTACCTGCAGGACTTGGTGGAGTAGTTCTTGCTGACCACGATCCCCGCCCGGGCAACACCCGGGTGGGCATGCGAGATAGAACATCCCGGGTGAGCCCGGGCGCCAACGAGGAGAAAACACGATGCCCAGACCCACCCCCCAGGATCGCCACGTCGACGGAGTTCTGTCCAACGTCGGGATGGCGTTCTTTCAGGACCCGCGCTTCTATGTCTCGGGCCGCGTGTTCCCCCGCGCACCGGTGCCCAAGCAGAGCGACAAGTTCCGCACCTACTCGCTGGCCGAGCTGCTGCGGTTGCGGGCCCAGAAGATCAACCCTGGCCAGCCTGCCCCGCAGGACACCGGGACTTTCTCGGACGACACATTCTTCTGCGAGAAGTACGGCCTCGGCGACTTCCTCACCCCGGAGGACATCGCCAACGACGACGGTCCGATCCCGCCCGAGGAGGTGCTGATCAACGCGCTGATGCAAGGGCACTTGACCGACCAGGAGATCAGATGGGCGGCCACCTACTTTACCACCGGCGTGTGGGCAGCTGACTGGCAAGGCAAGGCGGCCGGCCCCGGCGCCAGCGAGTTTCTCCAGTTCGACGCCTCGGGCGCCGACCCGGTGGAAACCATCACCCAGGCTCGGCGCAATCGCGCCAACGCCGTGGGCGAGGCCTACGCGCCCAACGTCGCAGTCATCGGAGGTGAGGTCTGGGACCACCTGCAGACCAACAGCGCCATCCAGGACCGGATCAAGTACACCGGGACGCCCGGCGCCAAGGTCACCCTGCAGATGCTGGCGAGCCTGATGCAGGTCGATGAGGTCCTTGTGGCCGGCGCGATCTACAACAGCGCCGCAGAGAACGCCACCGCGTCCATGACCCAGATCTTCGGCAAGTCCATCCTGCTGGCCTACCGGACCAAAACGCCAAGCCCGCGCATCCCGAGCGCCGGCTACACGTTCGTGTGGAACCAGCCCTCCGATGCCCCTGCCGGGCTTGAGGTGGTGGTCCGCAAGATCCCGCGGCCAGAGATGGGCAACCGCACCGACTACGAGGCAATCCAGTACTGGGACCAGAAACTCTGCTCCTCTGCGCTGGGTCTTTACCTCTACGACGTGATCTCCTAGCCCGTGGGGCATCGCCGGTGAGCTGTGACGTGGACGTACTCAGGAGACCCCGGAGCAAGTGACAGGGACCTCGTGAGGTTCCTGATCGGGGATACAGATACATCCGACCAGCAGCTCTCCGACGAGGAGATCGCCTACCTTCTGACCGAGTACAGCGCCGCCAGGCGGGCAGCACTCGAAGCCGCCCGCAGCCTCCAGGCCAAGTACGCCCGACTCTGCGACCAGCGCACAGGCGACATCTCCATTAGCTACAGCCAGCGGCGCGACAGTTATGCCGCGCTGGTGCGCGACCTCCAGCGGGGCATGCTGGGCACGCCCTACGCCGGCGGCATCTCGCAAGCGGACAAGGACTCCGACGAGGATGACAGTGACCGAGTTAATCCGGCATTCTCAGTTGAGATGATGGACAACCCGGACACCGACGTGGATAGAGAGACGGATGTTTAAGGCCGACTCCATCACCATCGACCGGGACCTCGGGGAGCGGGACTTTCTGCGCGCCGTGGACGAGCTCGATGACGCCCACATCGACGTGGGACTGTTTGAGGGTGAGATTCACCCGGGGTCGGAGTACACCATCGCGCAGATCGGTGCGGTTCATGAGTTCGGCACCAAGCCCGGGACGGTGCCGAAAATCCCCGAGCGGTCGTTTCTGCGCTCCACTGCGGACGAGAAGCGGGACGCCTACCACAAGCGGATGGCCAAGGTTGCCAACAAGGTGGAGGGCGGATCGCCCAACGTCGTGTCCATGCTGACCGCCATGGGGGAGCTCATGGCATCGGACGTGCGCAAGAAGATCACGACGCTCAAGACGCCAAAGAAGGCAGAGGCCACGCTCAGGCGTGAGGGCAGGCAATTCACGAACCCTCTCATCTGGCTTGGGTACATGCGCAACGCGGTGAGGTCCAGGATTGTTGTCGGCAGCACGGAGAAGATGACGCAGAAGGGGGTCAAATAATGTCAGCCCTCCAGATGCCTGCCGACATGTTCACGGACGTGACGCTGACCATCTACGCTGCTGGATCCTACAGCTCGGGGCGATGGAGTGCCGGCGCATCCAGCACCAGCACGATCACTGCCAGCGTCCAGCCGGCCGGTCCGCGGGACCTGCTGCACCTCCCCGAAGGCGACCGGACCAAGGCGGCGGTCAAGATCTACACCGACGCGGAGATCTCCGAGGGCAACGAGGCGTCTGGGATGCCGCCTGACCAGATCACATGGAACGGCGCGCAGTGGGAGGTCCAGAAGGTGTGGCGCCACGCCCTGGGCCTGGGCCACCACAAGGGGATGGCCCTGCGGGTGGAGCGGTAGCATGGCGGTCAAGATCTACACCGCCATCGAGGACGCTGTGCGTGCATGGCTGGTGTCCGAGCTTGCCATCGAGGTGATCATCGGCCAGCAGGCAAAACCTCGTCCTGCGTCGCCATACGCCACGGTCATCATCGGCGCGCCGCGGGCCATCGGATATGACGACGCTGGTGCGCTGACCGACCCAGGTGCTCCAGCCTACGCATCGAGGGCAATGAGGGGAGACCGCATCCTCACAGCGTCTGTCCAGATCTTTGGTGCTGGCGCCATGGACTACGCGCGCCAGGCCAGCAACGCGTTGAACAAGATCACCATCCGGGACGCGCTGGCGACCGCTGGCATCGCGCCGGTGGACAACGGGACGGTCACTGACCTGACCGCGCTGCTGGAGACTGAGTTTGAGGACCGGGCCGGGCTCGAGGTCGAGTTCGTGTTCGCCGACGAGTACACCGACAGCGTGCCGCTGGTGGAGCACGTCACCGCGACTGGGACGTACACCCCAGGCAGCAAGACCGACACGATCCAGGCAGACAAACCATAGGAGCGGATCATGGCCCTCTCAGATATCGTCACCATCACCATCAGCAAGACCACCGCGGGCATCTCGCGCGCTGGATTCGGCAAGGCACTGATCCTCGGCACCCACATGAATTTCGCCACGCGGATCCAGTGGATCAGCCAAGCAACGTGGGCTTCGGAACTGCTCGCACTGGGGTTCATTTCCACCGACCCTGTCTACCTGGCTGCGCAGGACCACTTCGCGCAGAATCCTGCGCCCACAAAGGTTGCCATCGGGCTGCGGACTGCGGACCAGATCCAGGTGACCATCGACACGGCCAGCGTGGGTCAGAAATACGACATCCAGATCGAGAGCGTGACCCCGGGCACATTCACCGCCCACGAGTACACTGCCATTGGCGGCGACACCACCACCGACATCGCCGTCGAGCTGAAGGGCAAGATCAACGGTGGTGCAGAGGCGGCCAACGTGACCGCCACCAACGTGGCCAACGTGATCACCATCGTCCAGGACACCTCGGCGCCGTTCGCTTGCTTGCTGGACGACGGCGCGAGCAAGATGACCCGGAGCGCGCCTGGCGCTGGCGGCGGCACGGTCGAGGCCAGCGACACCGCGCTGACCGCGATCCAGCTCGCGGACGACGACTGGTACGGGCTCTGCTCGACGGATGACCGGGCGGTGGGCGACAAGGCCGACCAGCTACTGATCATGACCTGGGCAGAGAGCAACCGCAAACTCTACATCGCGGCCACGTCCGACCCAGCGATGCTGACCAGTCCGGACACGACATCTGTCAGCTACACGGCGAAGACGAATGCCTATGCCTACACCGGAGTGATCTACCACAGCCTGACCGCGACCGAGTACATCGACGCCGCCTGGCTGGGCAAGTGCCTGCCGTTCGACCCCGGCTCGCAGACCTGGGCATTCAAGACCTTGGCCAGCATCACAGTGGACGTGCTGGCGACCGCCGCGAGGACTGCCATCACCAGCACCGATGGCAACTTCTACGTGGCCGAGGCCAGCGTCAACGCCACCTTCTGGGGCACCACCGGCGAGGACTACATCGACATCACCCGCGGCATCGACTGGCTCCGGGTCAGGATGCAGGAGGACCTGGTGGCGCTGCTCATCGCGCAAAGGAAGGTCGCCTTCACCGACAAGGGCATCGCCAAGGTCGAGGCCATCATCCAGAAGAGGCTGGAGCAGGGCGTGCGTAACGGGCTGCTGGCTCCGCTGGATGCAGCAGCAGTGGTCGTCCCCCTGGTGGCCGACGTGAGCGCAGCCAACAAAACAGCCCGCACTCTGACCGGGGTGAAATTCACTGCAGACCTGGCCGGCGCCATCCACAACATCACCGTCACCGGCACCGTGAGCGTGTAGCCCGGGCCCGAGCTGGACAAGGAGATCGACCATGGCAAACGTACTGACCTACAAGCCCGGCGAGGTTTCGGTCGTCTTCGACGGCTACGAGATGACCGGCTTCGCGGATGGCACTTTCGTGACGGTGGAGCGCGAGGAGGACTCGTTCACGAAGCACGTGGGCGCCGACGGCGAGGTGAGCAGGACACTCAACGCTAACCAAAGCGGCACAGTGACCCTGACTCTCAAGCAGACCTCGGACAGCAACCGTATTCTGGGCGAGCTCCTGGCAACCGACGAGGACGATGGTAGTGGGGTCGCCGAGCTGGTCGTCAAGGACAACCTGACGAACAAGGCGTTCTCTGGCGAGGCGTGGATTCAGAAGCCCCCCAACCTGGAGCGCGGCAAAGAGCAGGCCGACCAGGAGTGGGTCTTCGCCTGCGCCAAGATTAAGTTCACCTGGCCGGCTGAGTAGCCCGGAGGTCTCGTGAGAAAAACCACAGAAAGAGAGATCGACGGACGCACCTGGTCAGTCACCGCTTTCAGCGCCACCGAGGGAGTTGGCGTCCTGGCCCGCCTGACGCGCATCCTGGGCGGTCCGATTGGCAAGGCTATCTCTGGGGCCCTGGGGTCCGAGGGTGACACGGGCGGTGTTGGCGTTGACGCGGCCACGATAGCCGAGGCTTTTGAGGCGCTGGCAGATCGTCTGGACGAGGCAGAGGTCGTGGGACTGGTCAAGCGGCTCCTCCGCGGGACTCAGGTAGCAGAGGAGAGCGGCCGGAAGGTCAATGCGGCCGACAGCTTCGACACGCTGTTCATGGGCTCCTACTGGACGATGTTCAAGGTGATCGGGTTCGTCCTGGAGGCGAACTACGACCTCCCTTTGGGCGCCTGGCTCAGCGAGCTACCCGGGCTCGTGGCGGCTGGAGCGGACGAGACACCCGACGCGTCTTAGGCGAGGTCAACGGTGCGGCAATTGAGGAGGAATGGATCGTGTGGCATGTGGTACTCAGCGGAACGGCCACCCTCCAGGAGATCGAAACTCACTGGTCTCTTGACGATCTAGTGCGCGCGCACTTGGCGCTGGAACTCAACGCATCCATGCAGGAGCAGGCGCTGAAGGAGTCCCGCTGATGCCAGGGACTACACTCAGAGAGCTGATCACGCGCTGGCGGTTCAAGACCGACAGCAAACCGATCCAGAAACTCCGCGGCGGCCTCACCGGGCTCAAGAAGGTGGCAGGCAGGGTGGGCGGTGCGCTCAAGACCATGGCAAAGGTGGCTGTTGCCGGGTTTGTGGCACTTGGTGCTGCAGCTGCAGTCGGCCTCAAGGCGGCCATCGACGCAGCTGCTGATGCGGAGGAGAGTGAGAGCAAGTTCGCCGCGGTGTTCAAGAAGAACGCTCAGGGCGTGGCCAAGTGGTCCGAGGCCATGGCGAAGGCGGCGAACCGGAGCGCCTTCGAGTTACGAGACCAGGCGGCCACCTTCGGTGCTTTGTTCAACGCGCTGAAGTTCGGCGGCAAGGAGTCGGCCAACCTCTCCACCCACATGGTGAAGCTCACCGAGGACCTGGCCAGCTTCAACAACGAGGCGGCGCCGGACGTGCTGATCGCCCTGCGGTCCGGTCTCCTGGGCAACGTGGAGCCGGTGCTGAAGTACGGCGCCGACGTGCGCGTGGCCGCGGTGAACCAGGAACTCCTCAACATGGGGATCAAGGGGGGTGCCAAGGCGGCCACCGAGCAGCAGAAGGTGCTGGCCCGCCTCAACATCATCATGCGAGCCACCAAGGACGCGCAGGGCGATGCGGTGCGCACATCTGGCAGCTACACCAACCAGATGAAGGGGCTGCACGCTGCGATCAAGACATTCAAGATATTGGTTGGCACGCAGCTCCTGCCGGTGATCACCCCGCTGGTCAAGCGCATGAGCAACGCGGTCGGCGTGGCCAGCGAGTGGCTCAAGGCGAACGACAAACTCATCGAGCAGGAGCTGCCCAAGATCTTCCGTGGCATTCAGGTCGCCTTGGCCCAGATCTTCAAGGACTTCAAGCCCGACAACTTCTCCGAGATGGCCGACTCGATCCGCGACATCATCATCGGGCTGGGCTTCATCATTCGATGGATGATCAGGTTGGGCCAGGAGCAGAAGAAGGCAGTGGAAGTGGTGGTCGACTCCCTTGCCGGCATGGCGTTCGCGGTGGTGAGCTTTTTCGGGAAGGCATATGCAGTCATCAGTGGGTTCTTTCTCAACGTCGTGAAGTTCGTCACCGACGGGACGGCCATGATCGCCGGCAAGTTCAACGACTGGCTGGTCGATGTCCCTGCCGCGATATGGAAGGCTCTGGTGGGCGGGTTTCAAGCGGCGCTGACCGCGGTGGCTGTCCCAGGTCAACGCGATCAAGGGCAAGCTGGGCAAGGCGGGTGACCTGCTGTTCGGCGCTGGCCAGATCTCGATGCCGTCGCTCGTCCCGCCCACCCCCGCCGCAGCCGGCGCAGGCGCTGCTGGTGGTGGAGGGTCTGTCGTTGTGAACGACAACATCACCGTTCCGCCGGGAACGCCGGCCAGCGTGGTGTCGCGCGTGGGTGACGCTGCCGGGCGGGAGAGCTCGCGTGCATACCGTCGAGGTCTGACGGACGTGGCCAGGCCATGAGCAACAGCAACAAGCCGTTTTTTCGCGTCCTCCTCACCGAAACCGACGAGGGGCTGATGGATGTGATCACCGAGGTGCCGCTGGACGTGGTGTCCACGCGGACCTACCGCTTCCAGGCGCAGATCACCGAGAACCCCATCGAGGACGGAAGCACAGTCAATGACCATGTGATCATCAAGCCAGACGTGATCACCGCCGAGGGGTTCGTGAGCAGCGTTCCGGTGACCAGGGCCTCGGGAGAGTCCGCGCCGGCGCAGGTCCCCCTCAAGGGGAACACCGAGGCGGGACTGGGCGAGAACAGGCCGCAGAGCGCCTATGACATGATGGAGGACATCTTCCGCGGCAAGAAGCCGGTGACCATCCTGGCAGAGTACAGCCTCTACGACGACATGCTGCTCGAATCGTGGGAGACCACCAAGTCGAAGGATCGAGGTCGTGGGTTTTTCTTCACGGCGACGTTCAAAAAGGTCGTGACCGTTGCGACCCTGACCGGCACATTGCCGCCGGACGTGGTGAGCGCGCTCAAGCGGCGCCGGGCCAAGAAGGTCGCAGCAAAGAAGGCAGCCACCACGGCGAGCAACCTCACAGCCCAGCAGGCCACGGTGATCGATGAGGGCAAGAAATCGAAGACCGCGACGGACGCCGACACCAATGCCACGAGCCGGGCCAGCGGTAGCGCGTTCTCTGGGGCGTTAGGGAGGGCCAGATGACCGTCGAGAACATCCCGATTCGAAGCGACCTCGACTACTACTCGATGACGGTGAGCTTGGCTGGCATCGACTACCGGTTGTCCTTTGCCTACAACACCCGCGACAGCCGCTGGTACATGAGCGTGGCCCAGGCAGATGGAACCGTGCTGGTCAGCGGGACCCCCATCGTGGTGGATATGCCGCTGCTGCTGCGCTTCACCGACACCGATCTCCCGGCTGGTTACCTGGTGGCCACCGACTCGACTGGGGAGGGGCTGGAGCCAGAGAAGGACGACTTCGGCGACCGCGTGAAACTCGTCTTCATCCCAAGTGCTGACCTCTGATGGGCGTTGAACTCTACAACCGGAAGTGGGAGCTGGTGATCGCTTCGTCGGGTGGTGGGCCCGGGCTCAAGATCACCGAGGCGCGAGTGGCCTTCGACGTTGAGAAGACCTCCACGTCCGAACCCAACAAGGCGACGATCCAGGTGTACAACCTGTCGCAGCACAGCCGGGATCTCATCGATGAGCAGGACGTGGCCGTGGTGCTCAAGGCGGGCTATGAGGACCTGCTCCAGACGGTGTTCGTCGGCGTGATCAAGCGCGGGGAGCACCGCAAAGAGCCGCCGGACGTGATCACCGAGTTGGAGTGCAAGGACGGAGGGGTCGACCTGGAGACGGCCGAGTTCCGGCGCAGCTACAAGGCTGGCACGTCACGCCGGCGGGTCGTGCAGGACATCATCGATGCGATGCCCAACACCGACACGGGGCTGCTCACTGCGTCTGGGATCTCTGGCAGCATCCCGGGCAAGCTCGCGCTGTCGGGCGGCTGCAGGCACATGCTGAACAGGCTGGCGCGGTCGTGGGACTTCGAGTGGTCGGTGCAGGATGGAGCGGTCCAGATACTGGACGAGACCGGCACCACGCTGCCCGCGGGCCTGGCCATCGTGCTGTCGTCGTCTACCGGGCTCATCGGCAGTCCGTCCAAGGTGGCACGCTCCAAGAAGGGCGCGCGAACCAACCTCAGCGGCGCCGGCGCGAAGTTCAAGAGTTTGCTCCTGCCGACCATCAAGCCCGGGGTCTACGTGGACCTCAGGGGCGACACGATCAAGGGGTTCTACAAGGCAGAGACCGTGGCCCACCGCGGGGACACCCACAGCAGCGAGTGGATCACCGAGACAGAGGGGGTCTTGGTCAAATGACTCAGCAGGGCACCCCCAACCTCTCCCAGCTCCTAGAGGAGGTCATCATCGCGGCGGCCCAGGATATCCGCTGCGCCATCCCAGGGGTGGTGACCGAGGTGGACATGACCTCCAACCGGGTCAGCGTCCAGCCTGGGGTAAGCATGACCGGCAAGAGCGATCCTGTGATCCCTGACGTGCCGCTGCTCCAGACGGTCATGGGCAAGGTGCGGTTCACTATGCCGGTGGCCAGCGGCGACCATGTGCTGGTCGTCTTCGGTGACCGCAACCTGGACAGCTGGATCAGCGGCGGCGGCGGGACGGCGCGCGGGACCGACGAACCCCGAACTCACGACCTAAGCGACGCCCTGGCCATCCCGCTGAGCATCACCCCGCCCACGCGCACGGACGGGCCCAGCCTAGCCATGGACAACGAGGTCACGCCGCCTGGTGCGGTCGAGGTCCGGCTGCAGCCCGGCGACCTGACCGAGGCACCGGCAGACGGGGTGAGCCCGGGCAGCGCCAAGATCGCCATCGGTAACAGCGCGGTAAGCGGAACAGCGGAGCAGGAGGGAGGACCCAGCAAGGCTGTCTCTGGGCCTGTCGAGTTGGTCGATCTCATGGTCCAGCTGTGCGACATTCTGCTGATCAATCCGAACCTGGCAAACACCGCGCGGACCGGCGGCACCACCCCCATAGTCCTCACCGAGGTCAACGCGAACAAAGTCTACGAGGTCCGGGACAAACTCAAAATGATTCAAGGGTCCTTGTAAATGGGGCCGTGCAGAGCAAAGTTGACCAAGGCTGATGTGGCCGCTATCCGGTCAAGCGAAGGAGTAAGCCAGCGCTCTCTTGCCCGCATGTTCGGCGTGTCCCAGACGACGGTGTACTACGTTCTGGCCAACAAAACGTGGAGACATGTAGGATAGAGCCATGGCCGAAGACATCGCACTCAACGCTACTACCCACGACTTGGAGATCTCCGAGTACGACCTCCTGGGCGTCGGAGGCGTGGACGAGGTGGCCCAGCACCTACGGGTGGCCCTGCGCTTGTTCCAGGGCGAGTGGTATCTGGACGAGTTCGCTGGGATCCCGTACTACCGCGACGTGCTGGTGAGCGCGCCTGACGTGCGCTACGTCGAGTCTCTGTTCCGACGCGAGATCCTGAGCACGCCAGAGGTGGAGCGCCTGGCAGATTTCTCGATGACCTACGACCGCTCTGCCCGCACGCTGACGGCGACGTTTGAGGCGGTCAGCAGCGAGGGGACCGTCGCCGCCTCGGAGGTGTTCTGATGGCATTCGGACTGCTCTCAACCGGCTTCGTGCGCAAGCACCTGGCCGATATCGTGACCGACCTAGAGGCTGCGCTGCAAGCAGCGTTCGGTGTCAACATCCGCCTGGACAGCAAGAGCGTCTTCGGCAAGCTGGTGGGCGCATTCGCCCAGCCCGCGGCTGATGTGTGGGAGTTGGCCGAGGCGGTGTACAACGCCTTCTACCCATCGACCGCCGAGGGCACCGCACTGGACAACGTATGCGAGTTGGTGGGCGTGACCCGCATCCCTGCGACCCAGAGCACCGTCTCTGAGGCGCTGGAGGGCGTGGTGGGGACGACTATCGGCCTCAATAGCAAGGTGGCCACGGTCACGGTCGGCGACCAGTTCCAGACCACCGCGGCGATCACTCTGTCGGCCGCGGTGAGCGTACGTTCCACTACCAGCCTGGTGGGGGCTGTGACCAACGGCAAGACCTACATCATCACCATCAACGGGACCCCGTTTTCCTACACGGCCACGGTCCCGCCGGATGATGCTGACGCTGTGAGCCTGGCACTGAAGAACCTCATCAACGCCGGCGCCGAGCCGGTGACTGCCACTGACCTTGGCGGCGGGCTGGTGCAGGTTGACGGCGATGCGCTGGCCAGCGGCCTTCCCGAGGCCTTCGCCCTGACGGTCAACGCGAACGTCGCTATCGACAAGGTGGCCAACCTCCAAGCCATGGAGAGCGTGGACTACGGATCGATCATCGGATACGCCAACACCCTCACCGACATCGTGACCCAGGTGAGCGGCTGGACCGCAGCATGGAACCCGGTGGCAGCGGCATTGGGCAACGTCAATGAGACGGACAGCGCCCTGCGCCTACGCCGGGCTCTGAGCCTGGCCACCCCTGGATCTGGAACAGTGGACGCCATTCGGGCTGCGGTGCTGAGCGTGTCGGGCGTGACCGCTTGCTTCGTACTGGAGAACACCTCTGATGTGACTGACGGCGACGGCCTGCCACCGCACAGCTTCGAGGTGGTGGTCCTCGGCGGGGGGGACGCCACCATCGCCGCAGAAATCTGGGAGCACAAGGGCGCTGGTATCTACAGCAATGGGGTGGTCTCCACCAACATCATCGACAGCCAAGGGTTCACTCAGACGGTGCGGCACACGCGGCCATCCACCGTGGATATCTGGGTCCGCGGGACCTACACAGTTGACACCGAATCTGAGATCGGTTTCCCGACCAATGGTGAGGCGCTAATGGAGGCGGCAATGCTCGCCTACGGGCAGGCTTTGACCATCGGCAAGGATGCGCTGGCCGCGGAGTTCTACGCGCCGGTGATGGCCGCTGCGACTGGCATCAGGACGCTGCTGATGGAGGTGAGCTTCGACGGCGCCGCGTGGTTCAATGCCCGCTCCATCGCCCCCCTTGAGATTTCTGCATTTGCCGCCATCAGGACGAGCGCGACGCTGTGACAGCACCAGTCCAACAGACCGACCACGCTGGGGTGGCCCAGGGGCTACTGCCCGGGCAGTTCATCAACTCGACCAACCTGCGCGCACTGGTCGAGGCGCTGGTGGGCGTCAGCAACCCGGTTACCTGGACGATCCAGGAGCTGGAAGACACGCTGTTCGACCTGCTCAACAATCGGTGGCTATCAACTGCCGTCGGCGAACAGCTGGACAAGATGGGCGAAGTGCTGGGCGAGTCCAGGCTGTCCGCTGTGGATGCGGAATACCGCGACGCGCTCTACCTGCGAGTGTTGATCAATGTCAGCGAGGGCGAGCCCGAGCGGTTGATCGAGGTGCTGGACCGGCTGGCCGACCCGGCCGCCGTGCACCTGACCCAGAAACCTCCTGCGGCAGTCTACTTGGTGGCCATCACCATGACCAAGGACGACATCCTGGGCCGGACCCAGGAGGCGGCGCTGGCTGGCGTGCTGGTGATCGTCGCTGGCGGGACAGGTGTGAATCCGTTCATCATGGGCCGGGCCCGGGACGCGGCCGGCGCGCAGCTTGGGGTGGCGCACCCTGCCGGCGGGCTGGGATACGGCGTGCCGGGAACGCCAGGAACAGGCGGCGAGTACGTCGCCCTCTACGTGTTGTAGGAGCAGAGCATGGCATCGAGCAGACCAGACTTTCTCCCCGCCTGGGCCACCGCGAGCTTCGCCCTGGCCGTGTCCGGGCAGCAGAACAAGGTTCGGCCGGCGGCGGGCTGGCGCGCGAACGGCTGGGACGAGAACGAGGAGCCGCCCTGCAATTACGAGAATTGGCAGATGAACCGCGTCTACCAGTGGCTGGAGTTCTTCGACAACAACCTGATCCGTAGCGCTGCCGCCTTCGTGGTGGCGTCCGATGCTCCCGACCAAATGAAGGACCTCGGGACCTCCGAGGGGACTGGGGTCGCGAAGTACATCTGCGACGGCGTGGACGACGACGTTCAGATCCAAGCGGCCATCAATGATGTGCTGGCCGCTGGCGTCGGCGGCGTGGTGCTGCTGTCAGAGGGGACCTTCGAGCTTGAGTCAGGGCTCGGGATCGTTGCTGCCAACGACGTGGTGATCTGCGGCATGGGCCGCGGTGCCACGGTGCTCAAAGTCGCTGACGGTCAGCTTGCCAGCTGGGACGTGATCACGCTCACCACCGTGGAGAACAGCACTATCCGCGACCTGTCCATCGACGGGAACAAAGGGAACCAGGCGGGGGTCTTCGCCTTCTCTGGCATCGTCATGGACGCCGCCACCCACTGTGTTGTCCGCGACGTTGAAGTCCATGACATGTATGTCGATGCTGTGTTGATCGGCACCGCCTTCGAGGTCAAGGGTGCGAGCGTCAACTGCATCCTGGCGAGATGCAGAGCCTATAGCAACACCGCCACCAACGTGGACATCAAGATCACCGCCGGCATTGGCTCGGTGGTAGAGCGATGCCGTGTATCCTTGTCGATCCAGGTTACCGCGCCGGACACGAGGATCGCGGACAACTACGTGACTGGAGAGTCGCTGCTCATCGACACGGGTGGCGACGGTTCCATGGTGCGCGGCAACAGGGTGACAGCTGGCACCTCTGGGATCCTGATCGAGAACGTCGATGGCGTTATGGTGGATGCAAACCTGGTCTCCAACGTGGACGAGAACGGGATCCTGACGCTGGCTTCGGAGAATTTGCAGATCACCAACAACATGATCAAGCTCTGCGGCTTCAATGGCATCCAGTGCACCACTACCGACGACAGCGAGATCGCCAATAATCACATCGACTCGTGCAGCCAAGCCGGCGATGGAGTCCATAGCGGGATCAAGATCCTGGACGGCTGCGACGACATATCGATCACTGGCAACGTGGTCCGCACCAAGGGTGCAGCAAATGACCATTTTTACGGGGTTTTCGTCCTGACGGCCGGCGCACCGAACCCGAGCGGGATCTGGATTGTTAACAACGATCTCAAGAAAAGCTCGAAGGTGCTCTCGGGCGCGGCAGCTCCGCTTGGCAACGAGCTAAGCGATGCTGGAGGACACTCCTCGTTCCCTGGCGCATCCGGCGGCCACATGCCGCTGGCGAACGAGCCCCTGGAACTGTACGACGCCACCGCCGCAGCGCACACCCCGTCAATCGTGCATTTCTGGAACCGTATCCAGTAGGAGTAGATCATGGCTGAGCAGCTGAACAACAAGACCATTTTCGCCGTCCGGCAGGAAATCACCGCTGGCAGCAACTTCGACGGGACCGAGCCGGTCCTTGCGCCGACGTGGGCTGACTGGATCTTCAAGTACGCCGCCGCCGCCGCTGGCGGGCTGATCCGGCCTCACGAGCTCGCGGAGTACCGCGGGAGCCAGGCGATGAAGCTGGTGGGCTTCGAGTTCATGGGAGGGTTGCAGGCGAGCTGGAGCCTGTCGCTGGTCGACACCGACGGAAAGGTCCAGACGCTCTATGCTGGCACCAACGAGACCAGCTACGTTGCCACAGAGGACAGCGCGGTGGTGATCCAGGTCGGCGAGGAGTTGAAGCTCGTGTCTGCTGGCGCCGCTGCTGGTATGCTGGCCAAGTGCAAGTTCGCTCCCTACGAGGTGTAGCATGACCATCATCATCAACGGCCAGCCGGCCGCCCTGAGCCGGACGGAGATCGACACCATCAGCGAGCTGGAGGCATTCCTCGGATCAATCAACTTAATCCTCGCCAGCGAGATGGACTCCGAGGCGAAGTTGGAGGCGCTGGCCGGTGCGATCAATCTCCTGGTCAGCACAGAGCTTGACACTGAGGCAGAGCTGGAAACCCTGTTGGGGTCTGTCAACGTCATCCTTGAGTCGGAGATCGACAGCGAGGCAAAAGTCGAGGCGATCATGGGCGTGGCCATGGCGACCGAGGCCGAGGTGACTAGCGCTGTCGGGGTACATGCGGCGCTGACCCAAACCCACGGTATCACCGCGGCGGGTGCGGCCCTCGTGGACGACGCTGACGCTGCGGCCCAGCTCGTGACGCTGGGGGCGGACGCGGCAGGCACCGCCCGGCCTCCGACCGCTCACGCCATGGCCGGCGCTGAGCACAGCGTTGACACCCTCGCAGACTTGAACAGCAAGATCTCGGACGCCACCCTGATCGACACCGCCGACGCCAGGCTGAGTGACGCTCGCACGCCGACGCAGCACGAGGTGCTGGGTGCGCCTCATGCGATCACAGGACTCGCTCAGTACTATTTCCCCGTCGCGGGTGGTGCCGGGGAGTTGGTCAGCTCAGCGTCACAAGCAGCTCAGGCACAATCATTCGCGAGCATCAGCCATGTGACCATCGCTTCGGGGACGGGCGGCGTGTACAACGCCCTCGCCCGCGGTGGCCTCACCGCTGGTCTGTTGGTGTTGGCCCCAACCGGCACGCAGGGCGCGGCCAAGGTTTGCAACGAGAATCCGGAGACTGCCACCACGGACGTTTCGGTTGGCATCGGCACCAAGACTGCCGACGCCAGCCCGCTGATGAGCTTGCTGGACGTGGGCCACTACACCGCCGCCGCTCCCACTGTCTGGATTCCCAAATACCGGATCATGGGCGACGGACTGATCGAGGCCCGCAATGTCCAGTCTGAGTACCTGCCTGATGGCGGAAAGCTGGTGCTGGATACGGCGAACAATCGGCTCACCACCGGCTACCAGGATCTGGCCGATGCCGTTGTTCACGCTGACTGGACCCAGGTAGCCAGCGGCGGCTCGTTTGGCAAAGCGGCGGGCGTTACTACTATCACTGTGCCTGCGGGGAGTCTCAAGGACTGGGTGTCGGCTGGGAGGACATCCCCGTACCTGAGCATGGAACTCCCCAGCGGTGATTGGGATGTTTATGTTCCTCTGACGATTGATGCGGCGGTGGCCGATCAGGGTGGTGGACTCGCTGTGTTTGTGCGCGGGGACACTTCGCAGTTCTACAGATACGTTCTGCAGTA